CAGGAGGAAGTGGAGTTGTTATTTTAAGAATGCTAACAGCAGATTATTCAGGAACTACAAGTGGTTCTCCAACAGTTTCAACGTCTGGTTCAGACACAATTTTAATTTATAATGGAGACGGGAGTTATACAGGATAATGGCACATTTTGCAAAACTAGGAGTTGGTAATATAATAGAAGCAGTTCACGTAGTATCAAATGATATAGCTTTAACCGAACAAGCTGGAGTAGATTTTTTAAATAATTTATATAATACAAGAGATGTTTGGGTTCAGACTTCTTATAATAATAACATTAGAAAAAATTATGCTGGAGTTGGTTATTCATATGACCAAACTAGAGACGCTTTCATACCTAAAAAACCTTTTAATAGTTGGACATTAAACGAAACAACTTGTCTTTGGGAAGCACCAGTTGCTTATCCAGAATTGACACAAGAACAAATGGATAATTATAATTATTATGCTTGGAACGAAACAACAAAACAATGGGATTTAAATGAGTAGTATTATTAAAGTAGACACAGTTCAGGATCAAGACGGTAATAACATTATCAACGAAAATGCTAATACAATTACTATTGGAGCTTCTGGTGATACTATAACTATACCTAGTGGCGCAACCATTACTAACAATGGTACACAAACAGGTTTTGGTAGAGAAGGATCAGTTGATTGGCAAACAGGTTCAATTAAAACTTCAACATTTACTGCAGTAAGTGGAGAGGGATATTTTATAAATCAAGGTAGTGCTATCACAGCAAATTTACCTGCAGGATCTGCAGGTGCTATTGTGGCCTTTGCTGATTATGCAAGAAATTTTGCAACATACAATTTTACAATATCACCAAATGGTTCAGAAAAAATTGGTGGAATTGAGGCTGATTTAGTATTAAATGTAAATGGACAAGCTCTTACTTTAGTTTATGTAGATTCAACAAAAGGTTGGATTAATGTTCAAAATGCAGAAGATACTGAAAAAGGTCAGACTTCTTACAGCGCAGACTATTTAGTTATCGGAGGCGGTGGCGGCGGTGGACGAGCCGGTGGCGGCGGTGGTGGTGCTGGTGGTTACAGAAATTCATATGCTTCAGAAGATTCTGGTGGTGGAGGCAGTTCTGAATCAAGTTTAACTTTTGAAATTGGAACAGTTTATACAATCACTGTTGGAGATGGTGGAGCAGGAGCACCAACTGGATCTCCTGGTTTTAGAGGAACTAGTGGTAATGATAGTTCTATTTCAGGGAGTGATATAACTACAATTACTTCTACTGGTGGTGGAGGTGGTGGAGGAAACAGTGCCTCTTCACCTGGAAGAAATGGTGCTGCAGGAGGATCTGGAGGCGGAGGTTGTGGAAACGGATCTCCAGCTGGTTCTGGTGGAAGTGGAACAACTAATCAAGGTTTTGCTGGTGGAGCTGGGTCAAATGGATCTGGACAACAAGGTGCTGGTGGAGGCGGTGGCTCTGATGCCGCTGGTGCAGCTGGTACTAGTTCAGCAGGCGGAGCTGGTGGTAATGGTAATGCATCTTCTATAACAGGATCTTCTGTCACAAGAGCTGGTGGTGGAGGCGGTGGTGGTTATGATAGTTTACCAGGCGGAGCTGGAGGATCTGGCGGTGGTGGAACTGGAAACACAGGAAGTAGTGGAGCAGCTACAGTTGGAACTGCAAACACTGGAGGTGGTGGCGGTGGAGCACACGATGTTGCTGCAGCAGCTGGTGGAAAAGGAGTTGTAATTTTAAGAGTACCAACATCAAGTTATTCAGGAACCACAACAGGAAGTCCAACAGTTACAACAAGTGGATCAGATACAATAATGCAATTTAATGCTACAGGGAGTTACACAGGATAATGGCTAGTTTTGCAAAATTAGGAAAAGGAAATATAGTAGAAAAAGTAGTAGCTGTTTCAAATGATATTGCTACAACTGAACAAGCAGGAGTTGATTTTTTAAATAATCTTTACAATACAAGAGATGTTTGGAAACAGACTTCTTATAATACTAAAGCAGGTGTTCATTTATTAGGTGGCACACCTTTTAGAAAAAATCACGCAGGAATAGGTTTTACTTATGATCAAGAAAGAGATGCGTTTATTGCACCTAGACCTTTTGATAGTTGGACAATAAACGAAACAACTTGTGAATGGGAAGCACCAATAGCTGAACCAACTGATGGACAAGATTATGATTGGAATGAAACAACAAGACAATGGGATTTGATTGACAATTCCTAATAATTAAAGTAGTTTCAGTGGTGGTATGTCAGAGAAAAGTTTAAAACCTGAAATTTATAATATTTTTCCAACACCTATCTATACAACAAAAATGGATAGAGGATTTACTAAACAAGAATTACAATTTGTAAATGAACAAAAAAAACATTGTGATAATAATATAGGTAATATTCATACAAAAGATAATTACATATTAAATAGAAAAGAGTTTAAAAATATTAAAAAGTTTTTAGATAAAAATTGCAAAGAATATTTAGAAACAGTTATCTGTCCTAAAAATAATATAGAACTTTATATAACTCAATCGTGGTTAAACTATACAGAAACTAATCAATATCATCATAAACATCAACATCCTAATTCAGTAATATCTGGTGTACTTTATTTTGATTCAAATGTAAAAAACGATAAAATAGTTTTTTCACATCCTATAATTTATCAACAAATAAAACCTAATATAGATAAATTTAATATATGGAACTCTGATACTTGGTTTTTTCCTGTAGAAACAGGTAATTTATTTATGTTTCCATCATCGACCACTCATCAAGTAGAAACTAAAAAAGGTAATAATACCAGAATAAGTTTAGCTTTTAATACTTTTTACAAAGGATCTGTAGGATCAAATACTGAATTAACGGAGTTGATACTATAGATTTATAGTGTATAATCTTTAGATGGAGACAGGGCACCACCACATACCCCCTGTCTCCTTTTAAGGATTATTTATGAGTTTAGGATTTGACGCAATAGCAGCATTACCATTCGCTACATCAACAAATATTGGTGCAGTAAATGTAAATGTAACAGGAAATGCACTTACTATCACTATTGGTAGTGTAGGAATTATTGCCGATTCTATTGTAGAGGATCCAGATCCAAATAGATTTACATTAGGTCTCGGTACTTTAACTATTAGTGGTAAAGCTAATGTTAGTGTTACAGGTTCACAAGTAGCACTAGGTTTAGGAACTATTGTAGTTACTGCTGATGCTAATGTTTCACCTACAGGAAACGCGTTGACGTTAGCCACAGGAAGTGTTACAGTAACAGGAGCAGCAAATATAAGTCCTGACAAAGTATCTCTTGCTTTAGATACAGTAGAACCAGGAGTTATTACGTGGAACGATATAATACCAGGAGCAACAATGGTTTGGACACCAATAAAACCGTACTAATATGGCATCAACTTATTCAACAGATTTATCATTAGAATTAGTCACAACCGGAGAAAAAGCCGGTCTATGGGGATCAATTACAAATACTAATTTACAATTATTACAAACAGCAACTTCAGGTTATGTAGAAGTAACTTTAAGTTCAGGTAATACTAATTTAAGTTTAGCCGATGGATCGTCGAGCGCGGATGGTAAAAACCTTTACATAAAAGTTGTAGGAACTTTATCCGGTAATGCAAGTTTAACAATGCCTGCTTCAACAACAGGCGGTAATGCAAACAGAGTATTTTTTGTAGAAGATGGAACTACTAGAGGAACAGCGGCAGAAAGTTGGACAGTAACTTTATTAACTACAGGTCAAGCCGGAGCTACTCAAGTACCTCTTCCAGAAGGTTCAACAGCTTTAGTTTATTCTAGAGGTAGTGTACCCGCAACAACATTAGGTATGTTACAAAAAGGAATGACTTCTGTAACTGCAGCAAGTAAAGTTGCGTATACAGCAGTAGCTGGTGATCAAATTGTAGTAGACACAGTTGCTAACCCAGTTACAATTACACTTCCATTATCACCTGCAGTAGGTGATGAAGTAACAATTATGGATGGTTCAGCATCAAATGGTTTTGCAACAAACAATTGTATTATAGCTAGGAATAGTCAACCAATAGAGGGTGATGCTATTAATGATACTCTTGCTACTAATAATCAATGTGTAACTTTAATTTATTCTAACGCCACAAAAGGCTGGTTATATAAATCAACGAATCAATAGGGGTAACTAATGCTTACGAAAATTAAGTTTGCTCCCGGAATAGACAAACAAGACACTGCTGTTGGAGCAGAAGGTCGTTGGGTCGATTCAGATAATGTTAGATTTAGATATGGACTACCAGAAAAAGTTGGTGGTTGGCAATCATTACTTACCGATACTTTAGTAGGTGTAGCTAGAAAACAACACGCATTTGTTGACCAAGATGGTAACCGATATGTAGCCATTGGTACAGACAAGTTTTTAATTATATATTTTGAAGGACAATTTTTTGATGTTAGTCCACTCTCAACAGCAATTACTGGTGCAACTTTTACTTTTAACGCTACAACTACAGTAACTTTAACTACATCAGCAGCACATAATTTAAATGTTGGAGATATTATTCGTTTAACATCAGCAACTTTACCTGGTGGTACAACAGGAGTTACTACAGCTACTTTTGATGATACTAACTTTCAAGTTTTATCTGTACCTACTTCTAAAACTTTAACTATTGAAGCAGCAACAGCTGGATCATCATCTTCAGGTGGATCAGTTACAATTAATCCTTTTGAAGTAGTGGGTCCTGCAGCACAATCTTATGGTTATGGTTATGGTGTTGGTAATTATGGTGGTACTATTACAGGTGCAGCTACATCTACTTTAGATGGTGCGTTGGCCGCGGATACAGCTGGTAACAATGGTTCCGCTACACAAATTAGATTAGCATCTACTACAGGATTTCCACTAACAGGTGGAACGATTGCAGTAGGTAATGAATTAATAACTTATGCCGGTGTAGCAGGTGCAGAGTTAACAGGTATTACAAGAGCACAAAAAGGAACGTCATCAGCGATACATAGTGATGGTGCAACCGTTACAGACGCTACAGAATTTACAGGATGGGGAGATGCAGTTGATGCCGGTACTATTACACTTGAACCAGGACTTTGGTCTTTAAGTAATTTTGGTGATGTATTAGTTGCAACTATTGCAAATGGTAAAACATTTACTTGGGATTCTTCTATTGCAGCAAGATTATCAACAAGAGCATCTACATCTACTTCAGGATTTGCAACAACAAATAATCCCACAGCTACAAGAACAACTTTGATTTCACCAACAACACGTCACTTAATTCACTTTGGAACAGAAACAAGTATTGGTACACCTTCTACACAAGATAATATGTTTATAAGATTTTCTGAAGATGAAAATATAAATGGATACACACCAGAAGCAACTAACACAGCAGGTACACAAAGAATACAAGATGGTACAAAAATTATGGGAGCTTTAGTTGCTAAAGAAAACATTCTAGTTTGGACAGATAATGCATTGTATACAATGAAATTTGTTGGAGCTCCATTTACATTTGGCTTTGAACAAGTTGGAACTAACTGTGGATTGATTGGTAAAAATGCAGCAGTTGAAATTGATGGTGTAGCTTATTGGATGGGTAATAATGGTTTCTTCTCTTTTGATGGTACTGTTAATACATTACCTTGTTCAGTTGAAGACTATGTTTATGATGATGTAGATACAACTAAAGGTCAACAAGTAAATGCAGGTATCAATAATTTATTCACAGAAGTTGTTTGGTGGTATCCGTCA